ATTCTCTTAACTATCTTAGCTACAGCTGTTTCTAACGCCTTTCTGGTTGTTACACCAATAGAAGAGGAGTTAAACTTAACTTCGTCTAAGTTGTCTGAGTTTGATAGGGTAAGTTCCCTTGTAGTAATAGCTTTACCTAATCCAGAACCTGTCATATAAAGTCCTGTTTCAGCATCTACTGCTCTAATCTGTAAACCTAATCGAGTGACGAGTGTATTTTTGACACCGTCTTTTAAGTTTACCGTTTCATCTTCAGATACAGAATAGTCATATACCTCCACATAAATGAAGTATTTAGCAAGAGTAATCTTACCCATTATATCTGTCTGATTAGCTGTAAAGCCTTTTTGAGATGCTTCGTATTGTTTTACCATTCTATCCTTAATGGCATCTCTAGTCTCTACAAATTCAAATCTCCATGTTTCGTCTAAAAACGCTACAGTAATATTAGTTAGACCTAAGCCTACCCTATTATCTCTGAGTTCTGGATATTGTTGTAATACGTCTTCTGTAACACCTATATTAAGTAAAGCAACTGGTATTGGATCACCGTTGTATTCGGGGATAGAGAATATTGAGGTTTGTTTCTCAAATCCCGCCTGATAATCTTCAGTTGTTGTTTTACCAATAACTTGGGCAAATGTATAGCTACTTATTAATAATAAGCCAGCTAATAGGTTTTTAACCAAGGGTATCGAATACTCCCCAAGTTGCGTTGTTAAACGTTGATAGATTGGTAATTAGTTCGTATATTATACGCCCAACACCAGTAATAGCTAAAGCTCCTAATAAATGAGCCCAGATTATAAAGAAATAATCTAAAATAGTTTGGCTTTCTGAAATGAATTTCATATATTGAATACGAAATAAGTTTAATGGTTTCATAATGTTTGTTGTTTTGAGTTACTGTTGAATTTTGTTTTGATTTACCTTGAGACCGATGGTTGCCGCCGTCGGTTTCATTTTTTGTACTGCGAAGTACTTTACCAATCTAACTTCTTTTTTCTTTTTTCTGTTTCTGTTAGTTTGGGTTTTGGTTTAACATATACCTTCTTTACGATAGTATCTTTTTTTACTTCTTGTTGTGGTATATTAATAATGACTTGTGGAGCTGTTTCTGTAGTTTCCTCAACTACCGTTTCTTTTTCTCCTTCAAATAGACTTTTTATTAATAACCCACCACCAGTTGTAATGGCTAATGTCATTATACCGATTAATGCTTTTTTTATATCATCCATAGTTTTATTATTTGATTACGAGTTTTACGTTATGTAACTCTGATCCATCCTTACTGATGATTATGGTGTAGTCACCATCTTGGAGTGCTTGTGTATAAAACTTAAACACATTATCTCCAGATTCCGCATCTATTATACTTTTAGAAGTTAGGTTGTTGAAGTAATCTCTTACTTCTATCATATATTTACCTGCTTCTAATACTTTTAGATTGAACTTACTTTTATCTGTTATATTTGATCCCTCAAACTTTAATCCAGTTATATCAGTAATAACCAAGTTACCTAATGGGTTTAGGTTAATAGTTGAAAAATCGGAGTAATCCTCTCTAACACAACCTATAACAGTTATTAATAATATAAGTAATATTTTTTTCATTATTGTAAGTTTAATATTAATCTATTTCCATATGTGTTAGCAGCATCAGTATTGAATATTGATACTAAACCAACTGGTGAAGTTACGTCTCCAGAGAAGTATATTTTAAATACTTCACCTGTTTCTATATCACCACCATTTTGTTCTATGCTACCTAAGTTTACTCTCCCGTTTGAGGTTGAAGCAAAGTTAGTAACTGTATTACCTGTATTGAATACTACTTCTTCAAAGGTTAATACTGTAGTATCGTAATCGATTTTAAGTTGTAGGGCAGATACATTAGTTGAGTTAAGTTTTAGTGTTGCTACTACTTGACCATTTTCTATAGTTGTTGACCACTCACCATTTATAAACCCATCTGTTTTTTTAGACTCACCATATGAATATGATTTTTCTGTTTGGGAACTTGCAGCATCACCTTCTACTGCTGAAGAGTGAGAACCGTTAGCATCTCCTATGAATCCAAACTTAAACCATTCAGTATAAGAGGATTGTGAGAAATCTACTGTTATAGGATGTACTACTGAGTGGTTAGGTTCAGTTATATTATTTTTAAACTTATATATTGACCAAGAATCGTAATCCGCTTTTTTAACTGGAGAGAATGAGTTATTAAATACTCCAGTACCATCATCAGGAATAATATCTACTACTCCCATTACGTGCCCTAATAGGTTATAGGCATCTTGTGGGTTTAAATCTCTGTTTTGGTCTGTATCTACTGCTGTATATTGCCATCCATAGGTAAATGCGTTACCTATATTACCATGTGAGTATTTACCTAACTCGTTTAACGTTAAAGTAACATCTGATAGTGTAATAACGTTATCCATAAGAGATTCCCACTCAGTAGTTGAGTATGATGTTACAAAATCAAGTGTATAGTTAGCTGTACTTGATAAAATATAAGGTGTTATATTTATTTGCCCTCCAGAATCAAAATATAGGTTATTACTGACTGGTGATCCATCCTTTTGAACTACTACTCCTATTTTAGTTACATCTAGGTTTGAGTTAGAATCTGCTTTAACATATATGTTTGAATCTAAATCTTCTAAAGGTGTATGTGATACAGACATAGTATCATATCCTCTTACTTTACCAACTGGGAAGACATACTCTGATGAACCTGTATTATCAGTTACTCTAGCCATAGTTAATACTATGCTATTAGTATAGTCATGATTAGCACCAGCATCTTTTGCTAAAAACTTTAATGTTGCATATACACCACTTATACCTGCAGTTGATACTGCTTCAACATGATCAACTTCCCATCCTGCTACTTGTTGGTATGAACCACCTTGTGTAGACCATTGAGCCCATAAGTCGTTTGCATCGTAGTTTGGATTAACAGACCATTTCATCCCATTACCACTCCAGTTATTAAGGGTTGTTTGTGCTCCTGTTGGTACTGAAAACTCATATCCTACTCTAGCATATGCATTAGTATTATATTGAAGGTCAACGTGTATGTATGTTATTGTGTTTTGACTTAAGTTAGATATATTAAGTTCCATAATAATAGTATCGTTGACTTGAACACTATATAGTGGTTTATTTGCATCATCAGTAGTACCAGCATATACTAGGTCTATATCAATACCATCACTGGATGATGTTAGCTGACCTAATACTAATAGAGGTAGTAATAAAAATAATAATATTAGTTTTTTCATTTAATTTTTAGTTTTGTGATTAACTGTTCACAGAGTTTTTTTATTGCTGTAGAAACGTTTGTTTGGGAAAACTTACCACCTTCATCTATTACTAAGGTAGATGTTGATATAGATTTAGCAGTTCCCTTAGCGGTTACCGATTTTTTCTTTTTACCATTTTTATATAAAGTTGCTCTAGCAGCTATTATATAAATGTCTATTTGCTTACCATAAACAGCAAGTTGGATGTTATTCTTCTGTACATCGAAGAATAATATCTCTATTGTAATTTCAGAAATTGAGTTGGGATTAAGGTCGTATCCAGCATCTTGGACTACTTCTTCAAGTACATTACGTACTCCGAAAGCTAAGTCTCTATTACCTGCCAGATCGCCTAATACGATCTTATTTTCTACCTTGCCTATATTGATTTCTTGGGATTGAGCCAAGAAGCCTATAAGGCAACTTAAGATTATCACTGTCCATTTCATAATTACTGCGCGTTTGCAACAATTAAAAAACCATTAAAATAACGGATTGGAAAACTATTGGGGAAAAACTGTTTGTTGTTGTCGGTGATACATACACAAAAAAGGGAGACAAATATGTCTCCCTCTTATTTTATTTTGTAATATATCGTTAACCATCACAACTAACACAATCACTTAATCTAGATCCTAAATCGCCTTTAATAACACTATCAGTTCTTAAATAGTATAGAGTTTTAATACCTAGCTTCCAACTTTCTAAGTGGACTTGATTAATCCATTTTGGAGAATCGTCTGGTGTAAACGATAAGTTAAGTGATTGGGTTTGGTCAATATATTTTTGACGTATTGCTGCTTGACGTACTAGTTCAAGTTGGTTTATTTCAGGGAATGTAAAATATATTTCTTTTTCTTCTGGTGTTAATACATCGTCTGGTAATCCCATAACACTACCATCTTGTGCTAGCATTTGATCCCACCATTTATCTTGATTTTTACCTTTAGATTCCAATAATACTTCTAGTGATTTATTTTTACGAATAAACGTTCCCTTAGCGCCGTTAAACGTGTAAATATTCGCTGGTAACGGTTCGATACCTGCGGAGATACCACCTGTTATAACGCTATTCGATACGGTAGGAGCTACGGCAAGTAAATGCGTGTTTCTCATACCTGTTCCCTTACACCAAAGTGGTTCACCATATTCGGCTGCTAAATCTCTTGATGCTTTTTCTGCTTTATACTTAATATCTGAAAATATATTATGAGTATGTGCTGTTGAAGCTATTGAGTTAAAAGGTAGGTTTTTCTGTTGTAAGAAAGTATGCCAACCCATAACGCCTAATCCTAAAGCGCGTCCTTTACGAGCATGACTATAAGTACGTTTTAGTGATTCACGTCCTGATGACTTGTCAATAAACTCTTGCATTACACCATCTAAGAACCAAGTTGATAACTCTACAGCATCTGTGTCCTTCCACTCATCATATTTAGCTAAGTTTAAAGATGATAAACAACAAATAAACGAATGTTCTTCATCTGTAAATAAAGTGATTTCAGTACAAATATTAGTCATACTTACTTCTAAGTTATTCATAGCGTAAGAAATAGGATTGTTTTTATTAACATTATCCTTAAACATAATATAAGGTTCACCTGTTTCCATTCTTGACTTTAAAATCTCAGCCCATAAACCCATTGCTTCTTGATCCCTTGCTTCTAACTTTCTCATAAAAGCATCATCAGCAACTACACATTGATGTAAGTTTAGACATTGTCTATTAGGATCACCTTTAGGTCTTCTGATTTGCATAAACTCTGATATGTCTGTATGATTAATATCTAAGTTTACTGATGCAGCACCTCGTCTTACGTTACCTTGGTTTGTTGCTACTATAGTTGAATCATATATTTTAGCCCAAGGCACAACACCCTCAGATTTACCATTACCTGAAATCTCTGTTCCTCTACCTCTGATTCTAGATAGTGAAATACCAACACCACCACCTTGTGATGTTAGTTTCATTAGTTCTGCGTTTGTTAAACCTATACCTCTAACTGAATCTGGGGTGTCTACACCAAAACAGGAAATAGGTAAACCACGATCAGTACCCATATTGGATAAAACAGGTGATGCTAAACCTAACCATCCGTTCCATATTAACTTAAAGAACTTATTTTCAAGTTCTGGTTTTTTAAGTCTCATAGATGCTGCTCTAGCTACTCGTCTATAAGCTGTTTTTGGTGTTTCACCAGGTAGTAAATAACCCTTTGAAATTGTTGAGAGTGAAATCTCATCAAAAAACTCAGGATAGTCTTTACCTGCTACCCAGTTATCAGTGTTTGAAATTAAGTTGTTGTCCATGTTTTTAAAATATATCGTTTGCGTCCCAGTTTTGTGCTCCTTTACTATAGTTGGTAACTCTATTTGCAAAGAAATCAGTATGTTGTTTTCCTGCTGATAATGAATCAAACCACTTCATTCTTTTAACAGCTGATTCATCTATTCCATTTACAATAGCACCATAACCTAAATCACCCATTTTAGTATTAACTCTATGTTTGATAAAAGATACTAAATCGTATTTTGGACATCCATCTAAATCACCCATTTCATAAACTTTATCAATAAAATCTAGTTCTAGTTTTAAAGATAACCTTGCTGCTTCTTCGATTTCTGCCCTTAGTTCAGGTGTGTTGATTTCTGGGTTTTCTTCTAATAAAGTTCTAAATAACCAACAACCAGCATTTGAATGTAGTGATTCATCTCTAATACTCCACTCTACTATCTGACCTACACCCTTAAGTTTATTTTGTAGTTTAAAGGATAATAAAACAGCAAATGATGAGAATAGATTTACACCTTCAGTAAACGCTGAGAATATAGCTAATGATTTTGCTCTAGCACTCCAATCTGGTTCACCATTGTGACCATCTCTAACACTCATAAGGTTTTCGATTTTAGCCATCGTTGTTTCATCTTCTAAAAACTCACTAAAATCATCTAATCCTAACTCTTCGTTTAATAACGAATATGCTTCAGCATGTACAGTTTCCATATTAGCAAAACATACACCCATAGCAATGATTTCAGGTTTTCTAAACCACTTGGTAACTAAGTTTGACCAATAATCGTTTACTACTGTTTCGGTTTGTGCGAATCCCTTGAGGATAGATCCTATAATATTTTTTTCAGTTTCTGATAGGTTTTGTTTCCAATCTGTAACATCAGCCATCATAGGAACTTCGGTCCATATCCAATGTGCTTGTTGTTGTTTTAGGTAAAAATCAAACGCCTCCGGGTATTCAAAGGGTTTGTAAACTATTCTCTCCTCAGTAATGTTCCTCATGTTTATTATTTGTTTTCTGTTTTAAAAAATGCCTCGTAGGCTGTTGTACTCTTTAGTGCTTTTTTATCCCAGTTATCAACTGGTCCCTTTACTGCGGGTATTTGGTTAAACCTAGGCATATCATCATCTTCATCATCTTCGTTATAAGCAGACAAAACAAAGTGACCTGTTGACGTATCAGCGTTAACATTAAAGGTTAAACCATCCGTTCCATATCTGTTTTTCATAATATGGAAACGTCCTGTTCCTCTTTCTTTATCTTCTTTTTTACGAGATAACGACATCGCAAAATCAGTAATCATCATCTTATCATATGAACCTGCTGCTTTATCTCCTTCGATAATCTTATCTTGAGCACCAGTTCTATTAACTTGAGATACTGACCAAACAGGTAAATCTAGTTGCCTAGCTAATCCTTTTGTACTAGTATAAATATCATCTATCTCTTGTTTCCGTTCAGAGTTTTTACGAGTTGATGCTAAAAGATCAACATAATCTATTATAATAAGGTCTGGTTTATTTCCTATGTCTCCTACCTTTTGTAAATGTGATTCAATAGTGGATACTGTGGCTCTACCTGTTGGGAACTCTTTAATAATAACACTTCCTGGTAGGTCCGTTATAACAGATTCAACTGTTTCTCTATGGTTGATGATTTTGTCTACAGGTATTTTTGTAAAAAAAGCATCATACCTTCTAGCAACATATTCTTCACCTAACTCTAAAGTATAGTGAACAACGTTATATCCTAACTTTGCGGCGTGCCCTCCTAAAGCAACTAAAGCCCAAGATTTACCACCACCTGGGTTACCAAATACTAAACCAAAATCTCCGTTACCTAAACCACCCTGTAATAAGTTATTAACACCATCCCAAGGTGTAGGAATAGTATCACGTGATTCTTTACGATAACGAGATTCAATATCTTTTAAGTAATCGTGACCTATATTTTTATCTTGACCTGCTTTTAAAGCGTTATCAACCATAAACCTAATACCATCAAAATCACCTGCTTTTAATAAATCAACAGATGACATAAGTGCTTTTTTTAACTGTTGGTTTTTACAAAAATCAGTAAACTCTTCTTGAATATAAGCTAAATCTTCATCTGAAGCTACATATGCTTGTTTAAGTTGGTCTTTAATAGACACTTGTAAAACATCGTTATCAATCTTTTGTAGTTCTACTTTTAGAATATCTAACGAAGGTGTAGTGTGAAAGCGATCATAGTATTTAAGTATTTCACTTACTATCCACTTATGTGAGGCAGATTCAAAATACTCATCTGAGATAATATCGTGAATATTAGTAAGTAGTTCTTTATGTGTTAGTAAAGATGATAACACTTTTATTTGGAATCCTTTCCCATAATCTGATACTGAATTAAGTGTCATATAACTTTTATTTTTATTTATTAATATTACCCTAATATACGAATCCTATTTGGCTTATCCTACACTTTGTTGGAGAGGGCCAAACTGATCTCTTAACCAAAAGTCAGTATTACGAATCATACCTCCTAAACTATCTTCGTTATATAAATCCATAAACGATTTAGGATCTAAATTTGGTACTCCTGCTTTAATAGATTCATCTAATAATATTTTATCATCTACATCTAACATAGGTTTTGCTAGATCCATAATCGTAAAGTTTTTACGTAAATCATCTTCAGTCATCACTATTCTTGAGTATATAACGTTTTCTTTTAATCTTTTACCTGCTATATCAAATATATCGTCTAGTGTAAGATGTTGTGTTTTTAGTTCGGGAAATAGTTTAAATAGTTTTTTAGGTCCTAATCCTTTAACACCTGCTATTTTATCACTAGCATCCCCCATCAGTACTTTATATAAAATAAAGTTTTCTGCTTTTAAACCTATTTTCTCAACTATCATAGCATCCGTATAGAAACTCTTTTCGATTGGTCGGTATACAATAATATTGTCGTTTACTAGTTGTAGGAAATCTTTATCTGATGATACAATAATACTGCGTCCGTTGTATTCTTTATCTATAACTTGTGCTAAGTGAGCAATAACATCATCGGCTTCAACTTTAGCCATCGATATTACTTTGATTGGTAGATGTTTTAGATATTGGATTAATCTAACTATCTGATCAACTTTAGCGTCGTGTTCATCACCTACTGATTCGAATACTTCCCAGTTTGTTACTCGTTGTAAATCTCTACCTGATTTATATTCGGGGAGTAGATTCTTCCTATTTGTGGATGAACCTACCCCATCGAATACTACATAAACAGAGGTCGGTTGTATTTGTCTTATTAAAGCTCCTAAAGATCTTAAAAACCCTCCTAAACCACCAACGTGTATACCTTGTGGGTTTACAGCATTAATCATTGCGAAGTTTCTAAAGAATAGATTTAAACCATCTATCATTAATACTCTATCGTTTGGAGTGGAATCTAGTACGATCCCATCCTCTTGAACGTTGTCCAAGAGGGCTTGTAGATCTTTATTCATAAGTTTTGTTTATTGTGGTTCTTGTTCAAACATCGCCATAGGGGATGATGACTCGTTTTCTTCAACTATATCAAACTCTTCACCGCCTAGTTGAGCAGCCCAACTTTTAGCATAGTCGGTTTTGTAAGTTTTTAGTGCTTTTTCATCATCGTCAATAAAACCATGTGGAGTCATAACAATACGACCTCTGGTTGTTACACCGTTAATATGGTTTTTATCGATTTGAAGATTTACACGTTTAGCAAACTCAACTTGTTTACCATCTTTGATGGCTTTGATTTTTGAAGTACCAGCGTTTGTAATATTACCAAATGTAATAACTAACGTTGAATCATACCACATAGACATACCACCTTTATTTTCCATCTTGGGTTGGCCCATAGGAGATGCTGGTTTGGATGTCCATACTTTATTAATACAAACTAGTGTGTTTGTATAAGCAGATGATTCTTTACGAGATAAGGTAATACGTTGATTAACACCGTTACCAAACTGAGTTGACATAGCACCCGCGTTCCACTCGTTATTATTTTTGTTAGATTTTAAAGACATCTCACAAGGTACTGATCCAATACTATCCCATAGGAATAATAAATCATAAGGTAAGTTACCTTTCTTTTGTTCGTCTATTAAATCTAAAATAAAACCTGCTACACCTTCAATACTATGAATAGTTTCTCGATCGGCATATAGGAAGTTACCTTCGTAATCTACTACTTCACCGTTATCGTCTTTGATTTCATCAACTTGGAGACCCATCATACGTGCGTGTTCCCAGTTCCACTTCATCTCAGTAATAATAAATACTGGTAGTATTTTACGTTTTTGGGCTTCAACTGCTGCTTCGATAAGTGCTGTTGTTTTACCTGTATCTGAGTGTCCTCTCAATAATACAATATGACCCATTGGGATTCCAGGAATAGATGTTACATCCTGGAATGCTTGGGATAGTGGCAACCATTGTTGTTCTTTAAACTTAGAGTTAGATGATAATCCTTTCTTAGTTTTAAAAGCATTTAGGTTGAAACTTGATTTCAGTTCAGCAGATGCTGCTTCTGTTAGTGATTTTTTCTTTGCCATTTATTAATCTTCAAATAATGAGTCAAACTTGTCTGTTTTTGCTACTTTAGCTTTTGATGTATCTGCGGTATAACCACTATTACCCTTTTCCCAAGGTAAATCACCTTTACTTTCAGTATTAGTATTAGATGTCATCTCAAATGGAGTTGGTGCTTCAGAAGAAATAGCACCTTCACTTTGATTATCACTTTCAGGTTCTAAGTAACGACGTAACGCATCTTTCATCTCATCGAAAGTATACTTTTTAAACTGTTCTGTTGGGTTTGGTTGTGTGTTTAACCAAGTTTCAACTTGTGTCGCATCTTCACTTAGTGGAGTGTTTTGACGTTTTGCTCTAATCGATGTTTTATTGTATTGAGTACCTGTTGCTTCTGGTCCTACTGTTTCTGCTGTGAAATCTAATCCACCTGTTACATCAGTAAAATCACCAATCTCTTCATCAGTAGCCATCGCTAATAACTCAGTATAAATCTGTTGACCAAATCCCCATAAACGAACACCTTTATCTTCCTCACCTCTTACTACTACGGGTGCAAAAATACGATTTTTAGCTCTTAACTTACGTGCTAAATCGAAGTTGGATTTGTCGTTTGAATCATACAACTTTTGTACAAACTCAGCGATCGGATCTTTACCACCTGTATTTAGGGGTGAAATCATTACTTTGTTAGTAATACCATAATAGAACTTAAGTTCAGAGAATGGGTTGTCTGGTGTGTACATGGATGGGACTAAACGGATTTGTTGTTTCCCTACTGTTGGTTTCCAAAAGATCGTTGTGTAGTCTTTCTTCTCACCTGTGTTACGATTTTGAATCGTATCTAATTTACTTTTTAATAAATCTAAATTCATATAACTATTATTTAATGTTTATGTATGCTATAATATACAAAGGCCCCCTACGGGAGCCAAATTATTTGTATGTTTTTTTGTATTTATTTTACCTCAATAATACGATGTATTTTAGTATTTAATTGTTTTAACTCGTTATGTTGAGTTAACAGTATACAGTTTCTATAGTGATTCCAATCAATCGGGAACTTAGTATCCACTACTCCTCCGTTCAACTTTTTAATCAACTCGTTTAGAGCGTTTATTGTATATAGTGTATTACTATCCTTTTTTCTATGTACTAGAATAGTATTTTCTGGAATCGATGTCACGTTACCATGATCGATATTATAACTAATAACTAAATCATCTGTACCAACTATCTCTAGTGCAAATATTTTATTGTATAGTATGTTGTGTGTTGAAGTGATTCCAGATATTAAATCGTCTATAT